GGGTTTTCAACCCCGTGAGCCGCAATACGAGTATTTGTAAACCGCCCTTATGCACTCAAAAAGCCAACAAGCCAAGAACTCGATTTTCTGGGTTGAGCTTGTGCATAGAACCACTGGTGTGAAAAACAAGCACGCACCTTTTCATACTTCTTCCTGTTCCCTGATCAACGGTCGGAACGATCCCCACCGAAACGGAACGAACGATCCCGTCTCCCTCGCGCGGTCAACGATGGAGGGGCCGAGGGTATCAACCGCTTCCTCTGGCTTCTCGTTCGTGATGAGTATCGTCGTCAGGTCGCGGTTGTACCTCGCGTCGATGATCTCGGTCAGTCGGTGCTGCTCCCACTCGGAGGCTTTCCGCTCGTGAACCTCGTCGATGACGAGAAGGTCCAACGGCTCCAATCGACCGCGACCGCAGAGCAGGTTCATCTGCTTGTCTAGCCTGACCTCGCTGTCATCATCGAACGATGAACGGAGCTTCCTGTACATGTCCGCTGCGGTCGTGTACTTGCAGACGACCTCATCCAAACAGCGATGGGCTATCAGGCTGACTGCCATCTGAGTTTTTCCGCAGCCCCTGCCGCCGGTGAAAATCAGCAACGCTCCCCGCTTCCGAATCTGGGTGAGGAGTCGATCGTGCAGGATGCTCCAGTCCTTGCTCAGACTGTCGAGCGTTATTGGTTTTACTTTCAGTGCGTGACGCTTCGGGACATCGGATCGTCTCCACAGTCCCATCTGGTTCAGGTTTGCTGACATCGGTTGCCTCCTCTGGTGTTGCAGCGAGAACGTGGACCATTGCGAGTGATCCCGTTCGGGTTGGCCGTCGCAGCCCGCTCTTGATGAGCAGGCCACGACGGCAGGCGTGCGTGATAGTCGCGGAGCAGGACTGATGAGACATGGTTGTCTCGACCTCGATTTCATCGCAGGTCATCCCACTTCCGGATCTAAGAAGACTATCGATCACACGGCGAAGATTCCGGTTCTGTTTCGGAAGGTGATCTCTCCACGCCATCCAAGACTCAGTTTGGTAGTTCATGTTGCCTCCATTCAATTTGGTTGTCAGTAAGACACGGTGTGATCCCAGATATCTCTAGACTTTGTCGGGATTTTATCTGGAATTTTTCCATCGGTTCTCCACTGCTTCAGAAGGGTCTTCAGGTACACGTCAGCAGACCCCGATGCTTGGAAGTTTACTCCAGAGCCGACAGCGTGCCGTAGGAGGGCCGTACACGTCCTCTGTGGGCAGTTCTCCCCCACAGGTGACTCAGTAGCCTCTTTGACTACGGAATCGATTAGACGGGCTTCTAGGAGGCCCACAGAGGAACCCTTCCACTGACGCATCAAATCGACCATCTCCTCCGCTATTTTCTTACCGTCCAGCGGCTCTGCGTTTTCCTCGCGGATCTCAGAGAGATCAAACTCACGAGGAGAAATACTCTCTCTCTCATCTCCTCTTCCTCTCCTCTCCTCTAGACAGGAGTTTGTCGGGAGTTTGTCGGGAGTTTCGATGGAGGATGTCTGGACTTCGTCCACTGCCATCCAACCTATCTTCGAGACTCGGCTTATGGTCGCTCGCACCAGATGCTCGTTGCCGGGGACACCGATCATCGCAGCAATCTCCGCGTAGGTCAGCGGCTCGCCGGTCAGGCAAGCGAAGACGCCTCCCCGCTTGGGGTGACGCATCGCCCACGCCTGAAGCAAGCACCAGATGCCAAACATGGCAGGGCCGCCCTCGGCCATCAGGAGCAACTGCGCCTCTGGGGAGAGTTGGCACTTCTGGCGAAACCACCGTGGGTGCTTCACTCTCCCCCGCTTCACGTCGGGCGCGAGATAGTCATCGAATCCGATGATCCTGATCATGACTGATCGCCTTTCCGATCACGGTCGTACGCGGCGAGATCGACCACGTCCCAACGGAGAAGTTTCTTTCCAACCCTGATCGGCTTAGGGAAATCACCAGACTTGATCCAACGTCGGATCGTGTCCTTGTTGACTCCGTAGCGTTCAGAGACTTTGTAGATATCTAGCATCGCTGACATTCATCACCTCCTAAAACGGAATGTTTTCCGGTGTAATCGCGTCTGGCGTGACCGCGTTCATAACATCGTCAAGAGAACCACCACCAGAAGAAGACGAGGACTCAGGCTTGACCTTTGGCTCGACTTGCCCCGAGAGCAGTGGCTTTCCCTCCTGTACTTCCTGCGTCCACACGGCAACCCTCAACTCCTTGTCACAACAGGGACACGTCAACTGGCCTGTCATCTGTGGAGCCTTCGCGTTCTGGCTCTCGTTTTTCCACAGTCCTATGCTTGTTTTCTCTTCAGGCATCTGAATCAATTCCTTTCAGTTTGGTATTCATCATGTCGATCGCGGCAGGCACAGAGTCGGCCTTCATGTCGTCGATACACTCGACGCCAAAGTATCCGCACATTCCAGTGGAAACATTCTTCCCGGTTCGTGACTCGTAGTCAGCGCACATCTGCTTCAGTCGATCGTAGTTGTCCTCGTACTGGGACTCGATTGAGGTCTCCACCACCTCGGCATCGGCGATCGGCTCGCTGCTTGGGATCTCGGTTTCGCCACGCTCCTCAACGTAGATCGCTGCCATCCCGAACGCGTCTGGGCAGAACTTCCTGTACCCCGCACTGATCGCACGAGCGAACAACATCGGGCGAGGGTACTTCTTCCAGTTCATGCCGCCAAGTCCGGCCCGCGTCGCGTCCTCCATCGTGAACGACTCGGTCCCCATCGCCTGCCAGCCTTCGCCCCAGTTCTCGAAGAACTCGATCACGCACTGGTTCTCGTCGTGTGCGATCACCTTGTAGTTGTACTTGCCACTTCGCTTGACGGCAGCGGCCATCATGTTCGCGTTCAGGTTGACCTTACCCTTGATGATGTTGAACTGCATCGAGTCGTAGTCGTTCATTCCAAGACCTCGACCGACGATCAACTTCGCTGCCACCTGCACTGCGGACTGTGCCGAGTCGAACATTCCCGACTTCGCGAATATCTCCGACACGTCCCGCACTGACATTTCATTTGTTCCATGCACTACTAGTTCAGACATCTGTTGCCTCCTTATTCCCGCCGTACCAGAGTGGCAGCGAGAGTTTGTTGATTGCCGCGCTGTATCCGTTGTGCATCGGGCCAGCGGGCTTGCCTCGATAATCGTCGTACAACTTCAGGGCGTACTGCGCCTCGTCAAATCCAATCCTCATTGCCTCCTCGTCCAGTTCAAATACCTGCACGAGATACGGAGCCTTCTTCTCTACCGCGACGAAGTAGAACGGCAGCCGGACCCCAAGTAACTGCTCCACGATACCGCGATAGTACGCAGCCTGAATGTGGTAACCGTACTTGACGACCGATCGCATGAACGACTCCTCGCTCGCGTCCTCGGTTGTCTTCAGGTCAACGATGCGATCGTTGTCGCCGCCGGTAACGATCAGGTCGCACCTGCACCTCGTGACCAATCCTGTAGGCTCGTGCTTTCCGTAGAAACTACTCTCGACTCGCGCGAAATACTGCTTCGTGTCAAGCAGCCGACCTGCCGCCGGGTGCTGCCTGACGCTGATCGCGATACCACCGCACGCCTCTGCGTCACCCTTGCTGAGAACTTCCTTGTTGAGTCTGAGGAACCCAGCCTTCTGCTCGCGGCCTGCTTTGGTGTTTCCACTTTCGGTCATCAATCCGTAGCGTCGCCGGTACGTGGCTGGCTCCAGCACCGCCGTGTGTACGGCCTCGCCGAACGTCAACGCCTTCGTGTTCAGCGGGTACATCTCCCGATGCCTCGCCAATTGGTCGCACTTCAGAACGCTCCTGAGCGCTGTCGATGAAACCCCGAGTGAGTCGTGGTACGCCTGTGCTGGCATCCCCCTCACCTCTCCTGTCAATGTCTCTGTTTGTGACATCCGTTGCCTCCGTTGAAAAGTCATCCCACGTTGCACAACCGACCTTACAGTTGTGCGTGTCCTGAAGGACGAACTGCGAGCCGTCCCTCAACTCATTCATCTCGTCGAGTCGTTGAGCCAACTCTCTGAGTATCTTTGCGACCTCACCCTGAGGCCGTGCTGAAAATGCGATCGTGTCGCACTCGATGTGCAGGTCAAACTGCTTGATCTGGTAACTCATCTCTGAGACTCCCTGACGCTCGCGACCATCCAAGCAAGCATGAATATGATGGCGAGCGATGTGAGAATTGTGATAGCGATCATGCTTGCGAATCCTTTTTCGCCTCCGACCTCCGATGCTCTTCGTATCTGCGATTCGTCTCCATGCGGAGTTTCTCAACGTAGTACCGATCCTCCGCAATGCTCTTCGAGAACTCGCGTCGAACTCGGTCGCAGGCGTCGTACACACGCTCCATGTACTTGCACGCACACACGAACGAGATCAGCATGCCAACGAGAAACGCAACCGTCACGAGAGAAATAGCCAGTTCAGTGTTCACGCTTCACCTCCTTCAACAAGTTCCCGCAACCTATTCGGGTCTGTTAGTGCTGGCAGCCACTGAGTGCCATCGTGAAGCGCGTGGTCCTGTTCGTGCAGTTTCTCAACCCTGACCCAATGCTGTTTCTGGCTTCCTTCGTACCTAACATGAACGCCGAAGTGCTTCCGACCAATATGCACGTTCGTGACGACGAAATCACATGAAGGCTTGTTAGTGTTTTTAAGACCAATCATGCTGATTGAAAAACTGGAGCGGCGTGCGCCTGTAACTTGCTGGCCTGATCTCAACTTGTTTTTAAGGGGTCGCAGGATCTCCAGTGCGGCTTCTCGTCGTATCGCATTCTGTGCTTTAACCTTGTCCTGTTTCGCGGCAGCCTCTTGTTCAAGAAACATTTCCCTTCGTAACTTGTTGATGGCTCGAAGTTTGTTGTCCGCGTCAATCAGTTTCCGTTGCAATGCTGTCACCTTCGGTTGTGTTTTCATGTCGTTGCCTCCTTTGGTCATTTGACAAGAGCAGCGTAATGCATGCATTAGCAGGTGTCAAGGGGTATTAGTATGTATTCGTAGATTCTAGTATGCGTTCAACTGCATTCATGTACATCAAGGTACACAATGGACTTGCAGATTCCCTTGGGCAGTTTCAACACGCCGCTGGTGTCCGGCCCCCACGTCGAGGCCAAGCAGATCCGCTCGTCGTCCTCGTAGATCACGTAGCCCACACTGAACAGCGGTTTGAACCTTGTCTTCGCGTCACGCTTTGCCTCACGTCGCGGAACCCACGCAGGACTCGTGCAGTCCTCAATGTCGATCCACTCAACCATTGCAACACGTTCGGGGTGATCGTTCACTGTCGCTCGCTCCACTCGTCGTAGGTTCGGAAGATTTCGGTGCGACAATCCCAGCACCGCTTCGCTCTGGGTGACTTGATCATTTGCGCACGACCGATGACTGCGCCCTGCGACCATGACGAGGAATCAAGCATCCCCATGTACGCAGGTTTTAAGTCTCGAAGACAACCGGGGTTCGCTCGCCACCAGTTTCCTAACCAGTTCGCCGTCATCTGCACACGCTCCGGTGGACCCGGCTGCGTCGCACGATGCAGGTGACCGTGAACGTACAGCCCCCACTCGCGGGTGAGCGTGCATGTTTCCTTCTTGACACTGGACGCCGACACCGCGAACCCGTGGTTGAACACAACCTGACCAAGTCGGAACACACCACGGTGACGACAGTTCAGGTACTGCACCGGGTGTTCCCAGTGGTCACGCAACTCTGGCTCGTGTTGTTTCCAGTGCAACGCAGATCGAATCTGTTCGGGAACCTGCGGTTTAAACAATCGCCACTCGTGATTGCCGGGAAGAAAAACTCGACGAGCATCAGGGGCTGCCAGTCGGATCTCCTTCATGATCTCGTTGTGCGACTCGTACTCTTCGAGTGCGGAACACTCCGACTCCGAGTCCCACTTCGAGGCCCAGTCCATCTCGTGACCGTCGCCAAGGTTGACGACAACATCGGGCTGCTCCTTAGCAATCAATTCAATAAGCCAAGCCACCGCTTCTCGGTCGTGCAACGGTGCGTGCAAACAACTAAACGCTACGAATGATCTGTCGTCCATGACATTTCACCTATGTTTTATGTGCGACCCCCGCACCACTGTTTCATTGTTCGAGACTGATGCCCTTCTCGTCGGCGTACTCTTGCAAGTCTTCTGTGTCGTATCCGAGTATCTTCATCGACCGCAACTCCAACTCGGCCATGCGAACTTGCAACCCACGCATCTCAGCCTCGATGCTTTCGCCCGCAGCGGCACGAACACGCAGGGCTTTTATTTGGCTGCGTATTCTGCTGGCTTGTCTCTTGATGCCCTTGTTCTCACGCTTGACTTCGTCTGCGTTTTCACGTTGCTCGTCGGTCAACTCTTCAACACCGCTGTAGTAGGTGTCGAGTTTGTTCAGGTCGCCAACAGGGTCGTTGCCGTTCCCGGCCCAGCCACGCATAAGTTTGTTGACGATTGGGTGCAACGGGTTGCCGGTGGTTAGGGCTGCAATTTGACTGAGCATGTTGACGGTGCTGGAGATAGCCACTTCAACTGCGAACTCCTGTTCTTCGTCAGTCAGTTTCATAAATTCGCTCGTTGCCCGCTTGCCGTTTCTCGCGATGTTGGCGACAGCGTCGCCCGCTGCTGAACTCAAGAAAGCGTCCGAGTACATCTTGTCCATAAACATTGACGCACCTGTTTCAAACAGGCCGCCGAAGATTGGACTCATGCCTACGAACGATCTCACAATGTTGGTGTACCAGACCTCTTCCGCCTTCTGGGCGCGCTCGGCCTTTTTGCGGTCGTCGTCTTCTCCGCCAAACAACGCAAACACCCCAGCGGTGATCATCGTCCAGTACGCCTGACGTATGGGGACTTCTGCCGCCATCGACATCATCGAACCCATAATGATGCGAGCGCCTTCGGCCTTGTTTCCTTCTTGCAGCAAACGCTTGCCGTGTGCAAGACGATTCAAGAGCGTGAACCTGTCTGACGAGAACAGGAGGAACGCTTCACCCGCTGGTGACCTGCGCCAATCAGATGCAGACACCGAGAGGTCCAAACGACTACTACTGTTCTGAGTTTCGCGTATGTCCAGAACCGCACCCTCCAAGGCACGTTCTTGCAAGTTTGCCTCCGACAACTGTGGAGACTCACGTTTGGCCTTTGCCAAGTTCGCACCGTACGCAACGCCACATATAAACTTGTCGATCGCGTCAAGGACTTGAATCGAATCGTTTGCTGATCGCCACGACTTGTTAAAAGATTTCATATCCATTCTTGTCAACGACACCAAGGCGTCGGTCACGCCACGCATGAAACCATCCTTGTTGACCGGCACAAGCCCACTGTATTGTTGTGGGCCGAATCGTGTAATTGTAGAACGCGACCAACGGTCAGCAAAGTAACCATGTTGCTCCATGATAGAACCAAGTTGTTTGATGTTTGCCGTGGCCCAAGTGATGCCCTTGGTAATGTCAAGCATATTGACACGACCGTACAAGCGTGGAATACCAGAGAACTGAATAAGCATCGTGCTTGGGTTCAAGGCAATGTATGACCCAGCGAGGTTACTAGTCATCCATCTAAAGAACGTGCCAAGTCCGCCAGCCTGATGCTCGTTGATGCCTGACGCTTCTGCAAGGTACTGACGCAGAGCTTTGTATACCCGAGTACCGTGGCGGCTTGTTATCTCTTGCTTGACCCGAGGGTCGCGAGAAATGGCGTCGGCATTGCGTATAGGCTCCGCCATGTAGATAATTCGCAACGTCGAATCAATGTTCTGGCTAAACACGTTGGTAGCAGGCTTGACAAAGATTGCGTTCTTGTTTTTAACACGCGACCTTGTCTGGCCTGAATTCTCTGCAAACAAAATTGCTGACTGCCCAACTCCAGTCTTACCCCTAAGCATGTTGTCCATGTCAACTTCAGAACCAAATTTAGTTTCCGAAAGGTCGCGTGAAACTGGGTAGTAATCAGGAATCATTTCCGCGTCGTAGCCCTGCAACTTTCGCAACGCTTGTTGCATTTCAGAGGACAGCGAATTGATTTTGTCTTTCAAGTATTGACCATAAGCCAGAACCTTTGGGTCTAGTTTCTTGATTGCTTCTGTGTACTCTTGGTCTGTTACATTCTGGAACGCAATAGCAGAATCACCAGCCCTTGCAATTTTCAGCGGCACGTTGTCGTAAATTATCTGCTCAACAGTACCGGCGTCCATTAACGCCAAGTGCAACAACTCGCCTTCGAGCAGTTGTACTTTTTTTCCGCCAAGCGTTATTTCGATTAACGGGTTAGCCAGCCCAATACCGTGAGAAGCGTCAAGTCGTACGCTTGCGTCTTCAAGGCTCTTGAAACCAGCAAGTTTCGCTGCTTCTTCTAGTTCTGCGATTATCTGCTGCTTTCGCAACTCCATGTTAGATTCAGCAGCACGCATGTCATCAACAAACAACTTGTGAAATACCCCGTTACCGTTTGGATCACGAGTAATTACTTTGATGATGTTGGGGATTTGTCTGTGCCACAACAACGCGGTCATAAACTTGCCGGTTTTAATTTCATTTTGCGCAGTAGTTGCGTCTCCCTTTTTGCCTCTCACTTTTATTGATCGTTTAAGCGGATTTGCACCTGCCCGCAAATCTTCGACAATCGCGTCAATCGCTATGCCAATCATTACACCGCGACCTTCTTTGGTGACTCGTTTGTTTTCGAGTGCAGCCAGCAATTTCTCTAGTATCTCGTCGGTTGTCTTTACCAAGTCGGTAGTTGCCTCGACGTTAGCCTTCACGCCGCCAATGTTTTTCTTGCGTGTAGTTAGTTTGCCGGTGTCCGGGCCAGACTTGATGGCAACCTTCTCGGTGCTTTGCTGTTTGCCACGCTCAACCAACTCTTCCAGTTCTTTGCCTACCGAGTCAGGAATGTTCTTGTGACGACCAACACGTCTGACTGCACGCCTGTATCTGTCAACCTCGTCCGACCATCCAGACTTAGCCGCCTTATTGATAATTCGCTGCAAAGCGGCTTTCATTTTGGCTTCGGTTCGCACGTCGTCAAGCATCCCGAGGTAGCGACCACGATCTTTCGGCGACAACACCTTCTGCATCAACTGACGCAACTCGCGACGCATCTTCTCGATGTCTTTAAAGCCTGACTTGAGTTTTCTCTGCCGATTGCGTGCGACCTCTAAGATACCCTTGGCCGCAGTCGTGTAGACCTCGCGTTTTTCCTTAGCCTCGGCCTTGGCTTCACGTCGGCCCTCGCGGTAGGCTTCTTTCGCAATCGGACTAGCAGACCTGTACTTAGCCTGCATCTCAAGAAGTTCAGGATCTTTGACCTGACCAGTCAGCCAACGGGTTTTTTCTTTCTTTGTGAGGGAACGTCGGGCTGCGAACTGGATTGAACTTCCTGCTCCAACAGTCGGTGCAGCCGTTCGCACGCTGCTCTGCCCACTGGGTGATTTAACGAATTTTCTTGCTCCGTCGCTGAAGTACCAAGTCTTTGCTGACTTGACTCCGGCTGCGAGGTAGAGTTCTTTTTCTGCAAACCAAGCGACTGCTTGCGCATCTTGTTCTTTGATTCCAAGTCGTTTTCCTATCTCTTCAAAAAACCGTTTGGCGTACGGCCTTTCGATGCCTGTCGGTGCGTCATGCACACCAGTTTCTTTTGATGGATTATCTAAGAGAATTCCGAACTCTCTGCCAAACGTACGCATTGCCCACACGTCAATTGTAGTTTCGTCTATGCCATTTAGATTCAAGAAAAACGGACCAATCTTTTCACCAAGCACATAAGCGCCGTATTTGGTTACGTTCTTGCGACCCGCAATAGACATGGTCCGAGACTCTTTATACATCGCGTCGTTTTTAAAACTACTGTCTGCAAGACGTGGGTCTTTTGCAGCACCGCGACGTATTGATCGCATCTCGTCAACTGTTTTCTGTGAGGTCAACCATATTGCGGTGTTGGCTTCTCCCATTACATCGAACATATGTTCGAGTGCAGAGAATTGCTGTGCAATTGTGTTGCCTCGTGTTCCATAAAGTGTCCCCGCCTCGCGTCTCTTTGGTATGCGACCTGTCTTTTTGTATTCTCCATATGCGTAAGCCGCGTCTTGCCAATTAGCAGGGGCTTGCTGCCCGTTTGAGAGAACCGCTGCAATCGACAAGAAAACTTGTTTTTCAATGTGGCGTTTAGGATCTGCGAGTTCAGGATAAACTTTGGATGTTTCAACCCACGCGCTGACAATGTCTTTGTTGTACCAACCTAACCCACTTTGTTCTTGATCAAGTTGAAGTTCAACCATACGAACGGCACGGTCAACCGCCGCGTTGAATTGCTTTTCGTCTTTGTAATCTGTACGAGGCCGCATGATGGCGGCTGCTGCATCTTTAACAGTAACCGTCTTTTTTTCTTTTTTGCCGCCCGTAGGTATTACTTCTCTAGCGTTACTTAAAGACAATCGTTTTTCTGAAACTTGTTCTTGCTTTCTCGCTGCAAACTGTACGTTCTGAGCCAGTTGGTTTTTTAGATCACTATCAAGCGTCTGAGCGTTTACTATGTCTGAGGCTGCCACGTCGCGTAGCACAACGACGTGTCCAATCATAGGGTTTTCAACAGCGTCGTAGCCTTCTGCAATCGCCTCTCGTTTTAGTTCTTGAAAGTATCTTCGGTTGTCTGCAATTCCCCATGCGTTGGTTTTCTGTCGCCTTTCTACAAGTTTGTTAAACATACTTGCGTGTTCAGGCGAACCGAATCTCAAAATACGCAGTTCTGTTTCAACATCATGCGACACCTTGTTATTGGTAAGCACGATGTATTCAGCCTGAGCTTTTTCCGTGTAGAAATGCAACTCGCGATCGCTAGGATCAGATTGATATCGCTGTCTTTCGTCTCGGTTGGCTGTAGAACTTCCCGCGTATTCTAATGACAAACCAACATCTGTTCTGTCTTCTTTGCTTATGTGACGCAATCTGTATGTTCGCGGCGTTGCATCAGACTTGCTGCCCAATGGCAACGTGCCTCGTTCTACGCGAGCAGCAAACTGAACATATTCTTTAGGCAACAAACCAATTTTTTGTTCTGCATATGGCCTGTCTGCAAGCGGTATGTAATCTTCGTCCCCGCGAACGATTGGAGTGCCATCAAGCCTTTGGCCATAATCCTTGTTCCAATTGACCCAGTTGTTCTGTCCTCGCGTTTCCGTTGTCATCGAACGACGTGCGAGTGAACTGTACATACGCGAATGCACTACCCATGCGTTTTCTTCTCCACGCGGACCAAACCCGTAACCTTCTTTAGAGTGACCAAAGTAATCATGCACTGCTCTGAATAGGTCGTTATACGTTTGGCTGTGCATGTTTCCAACAGAGTCGCGAACTGGACGGCCCACATCATCCAACAACGGATTACCTTGCACGCCTTCGCCCTGACCAAACGATACTTCTTCTTCAGGATTAATTGTTTTGAAGTAATACAGACGCTCGTTTGCCTGTACATCTTCAGCCATTAACTTGCTGCCATTTGGGAATGGATACGGCTCACCTTTTCCAGCCCACGGTATTAGTTGTACACCGTTTGCAATCAGATAGTCATACTGGTCAAGCGTTTCTTTCTTAAGCGCGTTGTACGATTCAATTACCGCAGGGTCGGTTGGCGAATGTTGCATTGCGTCAAATGCGTCTGCAATTTGCATTCCTACTACTGGATCAATCTCAACATATTCACCAGCCCGCTCTTCATAGTTCATTCCAACGGAATTCATGTAGCCGCGTGCTAGAGATCGCACTCGTTCATTTGGTGCGTTTGGCGGCTTGGCTGCAAATTGTATTTCTAGTTCGTCTTTACGCCTAGCAGCAAACTGGATGTCAGGGTTACTTGGGTCGTAGGTTCCGACGTTGGCAGTGGCTGACTTTATTTGAGTCGGGTCAAATACCGCAATTGTGTTTAGCGGTGCGTCTTCCAAAGTAGACTCTGCTAAACGTATTCCGTCGTAACCAAGTGCTTTGATTTGGTCGATAGTGTTTTCGTTTTCGTAAACGATCCATGTTCCACGTTTAGCGGCTTCAATGTATTGCGGACTGTTTGATTCAAGTTCGATTGAATTCCAATGCTTGCGAGGGTCAAACAACTTTTGTACCGACAAGTAAACAGGCATAACACGAGTGCCACCTACGTCTTTGTACCTGCTTGCCGATTCAAATCCAAATCGCTCTGTCATGCGATCTTTGATTGTTTGCTGGATTTGATCGAATGCTGCAAGACCGGCATCAGTGCTAGGATCAATATCTCTAATGCCCAACTCGTCATACAACTGCCTTTCGTATGCTCGCATTTCGTTGGCTTCTGAAATAACTTCGTCAGAAGCCTGCCTCACACCACCCTGCCCATCCATCCAATCAGATGCGAACTTGGAATCTTCAGTAAAGAACAAAAGTTTGAGTTCAGGAAACCTAGACTCAAACTTGGAGAATTCACGCTTAGTGCCGTGGTAAACAACCTGCGGTTTGCCCTGATTATCTACTACCTTTGAGTTCTTAAACCACCGGCGGAACTCAGGCGACTGGACAGGAGGAGCGGCAGCAAACTGCACGGTCGGGTCAGGCTCTGCGTCAATGTCCTCCTGAGTAACGCCTGCGACCGGGGCAGTATCAGGCTGCGGCTGTGCTTGTGTTTCTGCCGTCTCTTGGCGACGTGCAATTTCTGCTTTAACAGCAGTCATCAACGCACGAGTTTTCAAAACTGGAGATTCTCCTGCGTCATTTAGTCCTTGTTTAATTTGTATTGGACTCATATCGACTGCTGTAGAATCTAAATTTTTAAGGTGGTCGATTGCAAGACCTTCAACGAATTCTAATTCACGGTCAGACAAACTTTCTATTCTTCTGCCTTCAAACCCGCGTAGTTGACCACTACCACTAATATGAACAATTTCAAATTCTGAACTTTTAGGGTTGATGGGACTAGCGATTGCACTGAGTCCAACAAGTGCTTCAGTTACAACCTCTCCGGCTGAATTTACAAATTCAACTTTCATACTTCCAGCATCAGAAATTGCTGCAACTCTGGCAGTTCTTCTATTGCCGTCTATGTCATACACATGTATGTTGTCGCCAACATTTGCGTTTGGATAGTAATCCTTAGGCTCAACCTCTACATCACTTCCAACGTCGCCCTTAGTATCTTCGTAATTAATTACAACTGGATCTTGTGCGGTTGGCTCTTGTGCAACTGGCTCACCTTCAGTTTGCACAGCAGTTTGCGGCGGCTGTTGAGTTTGTTCGGGCTGTCGTGTTTGTCTAGGTTGTTTAGGCTTGTTTCTCTCTGCGTCACGCCTGAGTCGATCAACTCGGCTCTCTTGTTTCTTGGTCAGGCCAATGTCGGCAAGGTCAACGCCACCGGCAATCTGCTCCATGACGTTCAACACGTCCTTGGCCCACTTGCCTCGCATGCCTAACTTGACCATCATGCGTCGCACGAAGTCCTTGAACCTTTGGATCTTCGTGGCATCACCGTCGAACAGAGACTCGGTCCCGAGGCCGAGCAGGCTGTCTTGCGTTAACTGCGCAAATCCTTCTGACAATAGTTTGCTTACCGAGGGGTCAGATCCAAGCAAACCAGTCTCGCTGTATCTAGCAAGGGCTTGCCTAAATTTAGACGGCAACTGAGATATCAGTGCGTCGTACAAGTCAGGGTTTTCTTTTTCCAGCGTGTGAAACAATTCGTGACCAAACACAAGTTCAAGCATGTCACGTTGTGAACCCGAGTCACTTACAAATATACGTCGTGAGTTATTTGGGTCAATGACCGCCGGGAATTCAGCAACCGATCCATCACTGGTTTGGGTTTCAATAACTACAACTTCAAGTCCAGCCTTCTCACCAATTGCTTGTATTTTTCTGGCTGCTGGCGATGACTCCCGCGTGGTCATCACTCGGCTGGTGTGCTGTACGTTGTTTTTACTTTCAGCAGTCGCCGCACGATCGATCACTTGCAGCGATTGTTCTGCGGGTGTCAACTCGATTAACTCAGGGTCCGTCTCAGCGAGCGTACTTCGCCTCTCAGCGGCTTGCTGCTCTCGGGTGTCTCTGAGGTACTCACTCTCCACCATGACCTCTCCGCCCTCTACGGCGGCCACACGTTCAGCCTCATCGAATGCAAAGTCCTGCATGTCGGTCTCATCTGGGTCGCGACCAGAGGCACGCAGGCTCTCATTTAACTCATCGCTGCCAGCGGGATCAAACTCGCCAACTATTTCGCCATCGCGGACAACAACAAATTTCTCGCCGGTGGCCTCAATGTCCTCAATGTCTTCGGCCTCCTTCGTCTGCAAGTCTTCTTCAATTGTCGCACGCTGGGCCTCACGTTCCTGAACAATGTTTTCTAGGGTCGCGGGGATAAGGTTGCCGGTTGACTCCTGACGTATGTATGGCTGGCCTTCAATCTCAATCTGCTCCGGCTCAGGCTGCCTGTCACGAACGTACGGCTCAACAAACTTCTTGCGTAGTTTCTTCTCGTCAATTCTCGACGTAACCGGCGATCCAACTGCAACCGCACCGCCGCCGACAATCGCTCCTGTACCAGCGGCCAACGCTGTCTCAGACGTAAACATGTTCTCGACAAACTTGGTGGCTATGTTGACACGATCGTCCATCGGTATGGTTTCGTCGGCCATGTAGTTGAGCGTCTGCTCAAGAGAAGTCTGTGCCGCCTCTGTCAGACCTTCCGCCATCGAAGCGACTGCGATGTCCTTGAAGTATTGGCCAAGCGTTGTCTTGTTCTTGCCGATACGGCCCAAGACTTTTTCGATACCAGCCATCTCAAGTACGGCACTAATTGAACCACCGACCAAAGCGTACTCTCTTGCAATTCTGTCACGCTCTGCTTCTGGCATGCCCTCTGCTTTTCCAAGCACGTCGTACACACCGTCGTATATCTGATCTGCCCCCATGCCGTAACCAATAATTGCTACTCCAGCGGGTCCAGCCGTTGCGCCTGCAACAATCATCGCCGCCATTTGACCAATGCCTTTGCCTACTGTGTATGCCCACGTTCGCCAATCAGTTAAACTTAAATTGATTTCCGCTGCCTTGTTAACAAACAATTCTGTTTCTAGCAACTCACGCGAAACGTCATCCAACGCTTCACCGCCTTTGATCATCTTTCCAGTTTGTTCGTTGAGCATTTGACGTGAGACAATGTCTATTGCTTGACCGAGAGATGTGTCTGTATCGACAAGCCCCATTGCTGTTTCGCGAAAAGTTTCGTACGCACGACCCATCGACTGCGGCGTCGATGCAATCGTTTCTATAAGCCCACGAGCCGGGCGTTTTAGTTGATCAGTTACTTCTGAAATTATCCCGCTAAACGTACCCAACTCTTCTGACTGACGATCCTGCAACGCCTGACGCAAATCGTTGTACTGCTTTTCTTCCAATACATACTCTCCGCGCGAGTCGTCGCTTAACATGAATGACAAGATGTCTTCGTCTATGTTTTCGATAGGCTTGCCGCTGTCGAGGTACTCTTGGGCCTGACGCATAACGCCGCGACCTATGTCAAATCGTTCCTTATCGCGGTCAAGAAAACTAGGCTTTGGCTTTTCATAATCTGCATCAGCAAATGGACCCTTGCCCGCACGCATACGTTGCATGGCGTGGTCTTGAGCCATCTGCATAATCTCGCGATTTTCACGAGGATCACCACCAGCCTTCAAGTAGTCAATTTGTTCGTCGCTAAGACCGGGAACAATTGCAGGTATCAGTGTCTCTTTGCCGTCAAACTCAACACCAACTGACAACTCAGACATTTGCCTGCCGTCATTCATCGGAATCAGACCAAGCCAACCTTCGCCCTTTGGCGTGCCGTCTACGCGATACCCATACGGTGCATTACCAAACACCGAATCGAACGACAAATCAATGTTGTTCTTGGGCGCAGCAGCAGGCTGGTTGCCAAACACAGAATCAAACGATAGATCAAGTTGCGTCATTGTGTTTCAACTCAGTTTAAGATGTTCTTGCTTTTAAGAAACGAATTCCAAGTTTCTTCAGACTTCTCTTCGCCGTTTAATGACTGCTCGTATTCGTCCCTGAGATCCTGAAGTACGACCAAGTCTACTTCGCCAGCACTTGTGATAAGTGGCGGTGTTGCCGCACCCATTTCTCCGTTTGCACCTGAAGGTGGTGGCCGCATTTGTGGTGGCAACGTCGCCGTAATTGGATCTTTAAACCCTGCGTTAATTCCGAATTGCTTGGCGGCGTAAGTGTAAAACTGTGTGTCAGTTCCACGAACATCTAGGCCGCTGCTTTCAAATCTTGCACGCATCGCGTCAACGTAACTTTGCAGCAGGGGGGCTTCTTCTTGCGGCGATTGCAACTCAGCCCTAATCAAATCACCCGCTTCACGATAATCGAGTTGGTTTTCAAACAGCCAAGTATCAAGCGTGTTGCTGCTAACAGCACCTGCTGGCGTGCTTGGTTTGTTGGGGTTTTCGTTTGTAGGAAGATGCATTGGCCTTGTGTCTGACGGGTGTACCAACGACATTGATTCGTTAGTAAGTCTACGGCGTTCTGATTCAAGTTTGGCAATGTCTGACATCAACGATTTGTCGCCACCCTCATTGTATTGATTACGCGCCGTAGAAATTTGGCTGTTTACAACTTTGAGTTTCTTGTCGATCTTTTCTTTCTGCGTGTCGTACATCTCTCCTTCGAGGACAGCCATAGCAGATCGGAACATCTCCATGTTGCCCGCTTGGTACGCAGCAGCCAACTCACCCAAGTGCCGTTTGTAAGATTTCGTATCTACGTTAAATATTTCTGCTGCTCGTCCAAGCATGCCGATGCCAATCTCAGGGAAGCCGGGGTTGCTGGCCACAAGTTCTGCCAACATTCCTCGATTTGAGTTGCTTGTCAAAGCACCGAGCAGACTGTCCTGAGCGTTAACCGAGCGACGCAGTGAGTTTGCTCTGTATCGACTTGTCTCGGCTTGATAAGACGCAATCGACGAGCGTTGCCAATTTTGCAACACACTCCAAGCGGCGTTGTCCATCGGGACAAAGTGTCCCTTGATGTTGCCGTACATCTGACCCGTAACAGGATCAACGTGAACCGCGTTGAGATTTAAACGTGGCGCTCTTGCAGCCGATGGCTGCGACTGTTGCGATTGCGACGACTTTGTTCTTACTTGTTGGACTCGTTGTTGCTGTGGAGTTAGTTCTTCAGCGTCGCTCTTTGGCCTTGCCACGGTTTCGGGCAGCGGCTTTTCTGGCGGTCCAGTAGGACCACCAACCTCGCCCGTCTTTGGCGTTGGCTTTGCAGGCGGCGGGGCAGCAGTTCCCGGCTGTGCGTTCATTGCTCCCGGCCCAGCCGTGTCGAATATGCTTTGCCCGTTTGGATTTTGAACAACGTCTTTGTCGTCAAACATAAACAATGGTGGCGTACTTGCTGCCCGTGTTGCACGCACGTCCGCGTTAAATGCACCAAACGACATCTCGCCAATTGTTCTTGCGTAGTTTTCGTAGAAAGACTTGTCGAGCCTTCCTTGTGTGTTCATGTAAAAAGTGTCGTTGCGAATGCGACTGTCTTGCAGTTGCTTGTAGGCTATCGCTTTGTCTTGGCGTGAACGCTCCAGCATGCCCAGTGTACGCTGGTGCTGCTGCTGTGCGTTTGACATTTCTAGTTTGACAAGTGCAAACGGGTCTGGTGCTGACTGTGACATTGTGTTCTTTCTTTCAAAGCGTAACAACTAGCGACTGCTGGTCAGTAGCCCATACTTTGGTAAAGATTCTGAAACTGATTAAAGTTATTTGATTGTGTTTGGTAGTTGTCGTAGTTCATCCAACTGCCGCTACCAAATGGATCTTGGCCATATTGCTGGCCTTTATCAAAGCTCCAATCAGCGTTTGGGCTAAACCCCATCATCATCGATGACATGCCGCCCTGCATCATTTGATTCATGCCTTGGTTTCTGTAGTACGACGATTCACCAAACGCACCCTCAAGACCACCGCCCACTGCTTGGCCCATCGATGAACCGATCATCATTCCTGATGGCCCTCCAACCGCAGCACCAGCGGCAGCGCCACCAAGTTGCAACAACGTGCTGCCCCAACCGGGGTTTTCGCCGGTCACCAAATCTTGCTCCGCTCCCGCTTCGCCAATCTGCCGCATGCGTCGTTGGTATTCAAGTTTCATCATTGGGCCGGGGTCCATCATCAACGGCTTCATGCCTTCAAGTTGACTGCCTACCTCAAACTCTCTTGCCGCCAGTTGCTCATCCCATGCTGCTTTCTGTGCTTCAAGAGTTTGCATTGCTTGCGTTCGGTTTTCTTCAAGGTCAGATTGCGATTCTTCTTGCTGCTCAGAGTACGCACGGTCAAATTGACCGCGAGTTGTTGTCGCTAAACCGCGTCTAGACATGTCACGGTATTTGGTTTTTTTAACTTCGTCGAACCGCTCGTTGATATTCTGCTTTCTATCTTCATAGTCAGTAGTCAAGTTGGTTTTCATCAAGTTGTATTTACTGTCCGTGGAAGCACCGAGTGTTTCTATGTACTTTGATGCCATGCTTGCGTAGTTTGACCACTGGTCCCACAACTGGTTTGTGTACGTCGTGTAGGCTTCTACTTGTCCGTAGAACGCTTCACTTTCCTCTTGCTGAGCGCCTTCGCGGTTGTAATACCAGAAGTTTGGCTGTGTTTCTTGAGAGCTAAAAAATCCCATGACTAGTTCCTTTCACGAACGCGGCCCGCGACCGCGAGCGTGGCAGTAATGTTTTCGAGTGACCACGGCAACGCGGTTGACGTGTTGCTAAATATCTTAACGTAAATGTTCTGGCCCCTAGCCCGCACATGTTTCCACAAGTTTCGTCCTGATTTCCATTCGCCAGTTACAACAGGCGTGGACGACTTGGCTTCCTCTGCGGTGTCGCCAACGTAAATGCCCCAATTTATGTTTGGGGATTGAGCGTCTAGGACTGCGGCAATTCTCATAACTTTGGATTCAGTCACCGGCCCAACTTGGAATGGTCCAATCCAAACGTAACTGTCAATGGCGGCCCCGTCGTCGCTTGTTGCTAGTGGGTCAAAGTATCTGATGTGACCGTCGTAGCCACCAAGAAGAACACGGCGGTTTGCTGGTGACGGGTCGGGGTAGTAGGCGCATGCCGCAGGCCCAACGCTTTCTGGATATTCCATTGGCCACATTGCTTGCGACCGCTCGTCGTAAAAATAATGTTTCGTGCTACCCGAAGCAGTTTGTTTGGGCGACATGAATATGTGCAAGCCGTACAAGTAATAATCGTACACAAGTTTTACATCAAACTTTGCAAGGTCGATTGACGCAAATTCGCGGTCCATGCGGCCAACTGACAATCGGTTTGTTTGGCTGACGTTGAACTCGTTAGGCGAGAGGTAGTACAAGCCATTTGTACCAAAGAAGAACAAACTGCGGTTAGGCCCGTGCGCCCACGCATCAGGTCCAATGATCCCTATGTCCCTGCTGATACTCGTTATTGTTGAGTTACTGTTTTCGTCACCGGGGTCACCCTGCAACAACGAGATACTGTTCAGACACCCAAACACCAATGCTTCTTCTCGGAACGGGAACATCGCTTTGATCGGCTCGCCAATCTCAGGCAATCCTGTTGAGGTTCCCGCTACCGCGCCGTTTGTTACGTCCCAGTTGTTTGGGCCGTGTCCGACTTCGATGCTGTCAGTGTAATAGTCCGACATAAACCAGTTGTTTGGAAACGGGCCGTATCCAGACAGAACAAGTCGCCCCATGTGCCGAGTAATTAAACTGCATTTCGCATCATCTTCGGCGTTTGACCCTCCGGGAATATTAGGGTCACCCACTGGGTCGTCATTATTGTCCAATGCTTTGCACAGTATTGACCAATCTTTCAATGTTCTTGTTGGAACATCAAGCACTAAATACTTGGTTCCATCGCACATGTAGAATTGATTGAAATATTCAACGCCAGATATGCGTGATGTTTCTGGATTGAAAACAATGTTTTCTGTGTCATTTGGGTTTGCGTCATCTTTAATGGACTGAGAAAAAGAACTGCCGGAGTTAGACGAGACATAAACATTCCCCTCGGTTGCAGCCAAGACAACACGATCAACGTCTCCAAGATCACTAATGTTGCGCCATTGATAATTGTGAAAATACGGCTCGTTCCAATCTCGTATGTAATCGCCGCCCCATTCTGCGCGACTTAACAACTGCGAGGCTCTACTGACGTGTTTCAGACTAGCAAACGTGCCTTGCGTGTAACCGTCTTCAGAAAAACTTGTTGGGTAAGATACAGACCTGCCAACGTCTTTCATAAACAATTTCAAATTTGCGCTACCTGAACCATTCCAACTAGACAGGGAGTGAGCTTGGATTCCAATAAACCCTCTGGCCCCCGTGCCGCCGCTTGTTTGGGAAGCGTCTTCACTGAAGTGCCAAGTTTCGTTGCGATTGTCATTGTCGCTGGTGCTTGCCCAAAACTCTCTTGTGCCACCAAAGTTATCTTTAAAATCTGGATCACTAATAAAGTTGCCACCTACTTGTTGGAAACCAAGTCCAAAGTCACTCCCCGATTGACTGCTGGCGTACCGTGTGTAAGCCTCAAGTTTTATATTGAACTCTGTTGGCACTTGCTGACTCACGCCTACATCAACCGAACCAATACCAGCGGTGGAACTTCTCCAAAACAATAACCCAGACCTTGACCTTGATGTTTCAAATGTATCGCCCGCAACATCGTCATCTATAAAATCAACTAAGTTGAATTTGGTAACAGTTATATCGTTTGCGTCGGGCAGCGGCCCAGCACCATCCAACCGTACTTCTAAAAAATTATTTACGAAACGCAGATCGAGAGAATACCAAGTCTTGCGATCCAACGTGTTTTCGTCATTTAGTGCCGTGTCGATAGTTCGGGTGTTTGTCAATGACATCTGGTTGTTGTCGGTATTGTCAATTGATCCAATAACTAACTTTGCTTGTTCGCTGTTACCAGTAGTGGCCGCTTGATGAAAACCAACAAACAAGCACCTGTCACTTTCTGAATCCGAGTCAATAGTTGTTGCCTCGTGCGAGACCACGGCTTTAACTTTAAAAACAAACCCATAATAATATTCACGGCTGCCTGAAAGCCTTGCCTCTAGTGCGTACTCACCTCCAGCCGGAGGACGGTAACTAGAATAAAATCTTCCACCTAGGGTATCGCTTGCAACCGTGCAGATGTCACACGTTACGCACCAGTTGTTTGAAATTGAACTGTTAAAACTGTCTTCGGTTTCGCTTTGTGTTGGCAGCAGCACGCTCGACACATATGTTGTTTGTGTTGGGTTGCTATAAGTGCCACCGCCAAACATGCCTAATGGCAATTTGCCAATTTCATTAGACCCAAGGATCAGAAATGAAGGCGCTCTGTTGCCCATCCTTGTACCTTCAAGCAAACCATCTACTAACGGGTATGTGTATCCGTTAACAATAAAATTCTTATCAAACGGAGCCTTGGGGTAGATACAGCCTTTTCTATCGTCGCACGTTTTTACATGCCACAAGCCGGGGCTTGAGTTGTTCCAAGTGTTGACCGGACCATTTTCACCAACAGGAATAATGGATTGCTGTGTGCCGCTTGGGCCTACGCCACTTTCATATTGATTGTCAGTGTAGTTTGCAGACGTGGGCTTTGGCGTCAAACTAGTGCTTTCAAACAACGGTATTGGAAAGTTAGTTGCGTTGCCTGTAATTGGAGCCGGTTCAAGATCGCCCAGAACATCATCTACTTGTCCGTCTTGATTTGGGTCTGTAGCAAGCAAACTTAAATTGCACGGGGTTCCGTCTGGAACGCCGTCTTCACTGCTGTTGTTGTAGTTAATGACGCCACCGGGAAAACCTATTGCTTCATTCCCAATTGGAACCACTTCAACTAGTTGTACGCGAGCGTCTCCCAAACCCCCGCCTTCATTCGTAGCAGGTGTCGCTTTAGTAATGCCCAAACGCTGGCCACCGCGTTGCTTGTCTTCGCCAACATCAAACGACACGACGTTTTTAGAATCAGTTGTAGTGCGTTCTGGTTGTTGATCATATGGTCGCGATTCAAACACGCCGTTAATAGGAAATGGAAGATTAACATCTTGCTTCTTTGATGGTGGCATTAGACTATGTCTCTTGTTTTTATTAACAGATACACACGGTCAGTTGAAGTTGTGTTCGCGCCAACAAATTCCAACTTAATCGTATCAGTAGCGGCAAGGCGCATGCCGTAATCATGTTCGTTCCACGTTGCCGATTCGCCAGCAGTCAGCACAACCTCGTCTAACTGATACTCGGTCCCGCCAGAAGTTAGAACCAATTTAACCGTGTAGGTGCCTTGAGCAGCACTCTTGATGCACGCTATTGCTCCGTGGAACTCACGCGAAGTCGTGTTGCGTTTGTTCGCGGCTGTTGCTGTCGAGTAACCTGTCGAACTGGCCGCAGTAACCGCAGCACCCGGTGCAATTACAGACTTTGTTACACGGTAATTAGCGTACTTCATTCTGGAGCCTGTATTGCGTTGAACGGCAATCTTCCACCTTCACGGTTGCGACTTATTATGCCACCGCGTATTTCGCCGTAAGTGTTCTGAATCATGCCGTCGGCAATTGATACACGTTCGTACAGTGGCCCGGATTCAACTTCAAACAATCGTTGGCCTAGACCCTCTTCTTCGTACCCAAGTGCAAAGGCACGAACGTACGCAATCAGCAACGCCTCGGCTAATGGTGGAACCTGTGCGGCATCTGTGTCCACCACTAGGTCAGACCACGACGCTCGATACGCTATTGACAACTCATCGTTGCCGGTCGGCTTTGGGGCAATTTCAAGTCGAGGCGGCACTCTGGTGTAGTCAGTAGTGTCTCCGGTGACGTACGGCTGCGGCCACACGACTGTGGCGTAGTAATGAGCGCCACTGGCAATGTCACCATTGCGTACCATCAAGACGTGATCGTACGAGGTCAACTGTATGCTGTCATTTAATCCATCCTTCATTCTCAACGAAATGATCTCGCCAAGGTCGCCGGGCAGATCTACATGCTCAGTCGATGTGGTAATCGTAATCGTTGACGGCGGACGTTCTCTGAACTTCCAGTCGTGGGTGAACATGTGACGACCAGCCTGATTGATGATGTCGGCCTCGGTTATTTGATCCGAAGGCGTGCCACCAAGGGCGTGCTGCACATGACTTTTAAGGTTGGAAAATGTTATTGGCATCAGGTCACCGCGAATACACGAACAAGGGCAGCACCCGAAGCATAGAACTCTACACGGTCGATTGTGTCAGCAGCCCATGTGGACTCCCATGTGTCAATCTCGGTGCCGTGGTTAGACTCGTTGAACGTGCCAGCCATGTCACCCATGTTGCGGGAGTCGTCAGTAGACAGGTAGAACGGAATGCCAGCCTTTAGTTTCAAGCAGAAACCGTTCTGAATGTTGCTGCCTGAAAGCGTGCCGCCTTCGTTGCAGACCAGTTGAATTTCGGCATCGACGTTGCTGCGTATGTAAAGAAAGTCAAAGTCGCCCATGATACTGTCTGACCAAATCTCAGATAGCGTCGTCGAGCCAATGCTGTAAGTACGGTCGAATACTTCGTCAGTACCCGCTGCTATGGTCACAGCAGTCGAAGTAGACCCGTCTGAATATGTGTTGCCGCGTCCATCTGTGTAAGAGAACTTGGCGAAAAGCGATACGTTAGGCATGTCAATAATCTCCAGTAAAAAGGGAAGTCCCCTCACCCGCGTCAACGAGCGAGGGGATGGGAAAAGTCACGATTCTCTAGCCCACGTTCCTCGGCTGTCCGCGATCCACCAGCCATCACCGCCGTCACCAATAACAGTCAAGAAGTCACCGCCAACGTCAGTAGCCCCGCTGTTGATGAAGTCCTTGTCGTCAGTTGGCGACACGATGCCCAAGCCTGCAATCTTGTCTGCTGAGTATGGAGACACGCTAGTCCCCGTACCACCAGTAATCACCGCCGTAACGATGGTGTACCAGAGTCCCTCTTGAGTGAGGGGCAGCGAGACCACGAGGTTTGCGGCATTGCAAATGATGACCGCCCCGCTGTCGCGAGGAGTGACCGCCGTACTTGAGGTAATGACCTTGAGAGGTCTACCCTTTGGCACGTTGGGGTCACGCTGGTCTTGGTTGGACGAGAAAAAAGAGGGCATGTGTTATCAGGCGCAAGCCGGGGCATCTTGTGACATTACAACGCCAGTGGTATACCAGTGTGTGCCGTCACAAACGAAGGTGACATCAGTACCAACTTCTGCGTCTTGAAACGTCCAAGTGTCTTCTGAACTAAAGCCCGCTTGCACGGACACATTGTCAGCGTTGGTGTCAGCGTGAATAACGCCGCCCTTGAACAATGAGGTTGAAGCATGAGTAGCAACGAGCAAATCGTCACTACCGTCATCATCTTTCCAAACAACAACACGGTAGGTCAAGCCTACTTGTGGTGTAGGAAGTGTGAGCGTTGTGTCTGCACCCGGTGCAACTAGATCGCAGCAGATGAGTTTTCCACTATCGGCTGCGGTCAATGAGACGCTTGCTGTAACTGTCTTGCATAACGTGTGCGTTGCTTCGTACTGAGCAATCTGTCGCACTCTGTTTGGACTCGGCATGGTTTACTCCTTGTGCCTGTGGGTGTGATTCGCGTGGACCCACTCGCCACGCTAGGGTTCCCCCCCTGCGGCCCGAAGACCGCAGGGAGGAAGAAAAGGATCAAACAAACTTATCAACGCTCTTGAGTTACCAGAATGTAATCAAGCGTAAGCGTGTTAGCCGCTCCACCATCATTGCGTACGCAAACCGTTGGGGTAAGCGCTTCGTCGTCTGGAATGTTAGTAGTGTGAGTCGCTACCAACGAACCATCAACAAAGAACCTAGCCTTGGTTGTGCCAGAAATTTCAACTCGAAGAATTACAAACGCATTGTCTGCAATGTCTTTAGTTGTGTCTGTCGTGGTCTGCGTGCTGTCTTTTTCACTGATTGCGTCGATGTCGCCAGTAGAATCTGGACATTCAAACCCAATTCGGTCAGACGCTGCCGTCATAACCGTAGTGTCTGTGATTGAAAGCCCAACAAACCAGTCGAACTCACTAACATCAGCGCCTTTGAGACGAGTCTCAAAGATAAGCGTTTTACCCGCTGCGGCCTTAAACGATTCGCCATTCAACTGCATTTCTACAGAATCATTGTCTTTGTCGTTTGTGAGAACAGCAAGTTGTCCACCAACAGCATCGTCAGCGCACGTTATGTTTTCAGTGTTGTCGCCATCGCCATCTACGACAGTAACAAGCCATTCGCCGCAATCGGCAACTTGTGAAAACTTTGCTCCGGGATCAGACTCAGACGAAAGGGCCAAGTCTCTACTGTATCCACCTGTTACAAAGTCGTCGAAATACACAACTGGCATATCCAGTGGCGCACCGGGCTTTGTAACTGGGGGAAGAAAAGGAATACTCAAAGCCATTGTTATTTACTCCGTATTTGAGTGTTTGTATTAATTAAAATCACGAAGCAGGAGCAACAATACCCTGTCGTCGTCGTGACGAGCAGAACATGTTCCACCAACAGTCAACCGGCTGCACGTTTGTGAACGGCTGGTTTGGGTGATTCATAACGTCGTGCTTGAAGAAGTAACGACGTGAGTGATAGACAGGTGTCAGGTAGTTAGCGTTGACCCAGTAGTAACGAGCGCCATCAATGGCTGCGCCGGACTCAGTTGAGGCCGTACCACCGTTGGTGTAAATCTCTGCGGTGTCAAGGCTGCTGATGTACATCAGGTCGATGCCGCTGTACTGCGGGTTGTTGTACGCAGGATCCTGACGGTTGACAAGAGTATCGTTAGCGTCACGAAGCATCCTCTTGTAGAGGTTGACACCACTACGGGAGGCTGCAATGAACTGCCGAGTCAGGTTTGGCTTCTCGAAATACTCCTGCTTAGTTGCAGGCGGAACGAACTGTACCTTCAGGAACATTTCATCAAAGGCATCGAGGAGGCCATCGTTGTCGCCATCACTGTCATCAGCATCGTCGTAGTCATACGTCGATACTTGGTTGTGATACTTCTCGCCTGCTTCAGAAATGTCAAGACCCTGAAGCGTGTCGGAACCAAAGTTCCAGTGTGCTGCACCGCTATTGTTTTCGTGAATGAACGAAGGAATCGAGTAAGGAACCTTACCGTTTGATGACTCCATGTCATTATCGCCAGAGTCAGCAGGCAGACGCCAGAGGTCGCCTTCCATGCCGTTCATCATCGAAGTCCAGAGACGCTGCTCCTTGAGACGCTTGAGTCGCTTGTACACGACCTTCTGTGCGTCACGGGAGAGACCATCGCCAACCTGAAGTTCAACCTCTTGGTCAGTCCATGCGAGGTGGTCGATGGAGAATCGCCAGTCGATCTCCAGATTCGTTGCCACTTCAGGATTCTTCCAAGTGAAGGTATCGTTCGGCTGGTAATGCTCGTAAGTGTTGTTTTCATCCAACATCAGGGTTTCACGAATTGTGCTACCCCCTTGGATGACGCTGTCCATTCCCTTGCCCTTGAGCATGCGGGAAAGGAGGTAAGTGTTCTCTACGGCTTCATTGACTACCTGCTCGGCGCTCGTCAAGTAACGAGGTCCGGTCAGGTTCATGAAGTCGTTAAAATTGCTAAGGGCAGTACCCATTAGTCACTCCAATCAAGATTTAAATTGCTGTGCAACATCATTCAATGACATGCCGCTCATCAACGATTCAAGAACCTGATCATCTCGGTCGCTCAAAGTCTTCGGTCGAGTCGCGGTAGACGCGGTCGATTTCTGCTTTGGCTGCCCGGCTGATTTGGCTTGGTTGATCTTTGCAACAACTGTCTTTGTTTGTATTGCGTCAGCAAATGATATGCGTGCTGCGTCCAACATTACGTCGTGGTAATTTTTGTACTGGCCAGTCTTGGCAAGCACTTCCATTTTTTCACGAACGGTCTTGAACGCTTCGTCGTCAGACAATTGCGGGAACCGTTCCTGCAATTGTGTTCGTACAGACGACACTTCTTTCTGTTCCATCATCTGTGATATCTGGAACAATCGCTGTTGTTGCTGCCCGATCACTGCCTTGAGTTCTTGAGTCAGTGATTGGATTGGCTGAAGCACAGCGTCTGCTGCTTCTTCACCAAAGATGTCAGCAATCTTGGCACGTTGCGTTGCCAAGTCGATGTTCTGTGCAGGTTGAGTTTGGTCGGCTGACGTGTTCTCAGCGGTGACCTCGCCCTCTGCTCCTTCTTCGACTTGTTGCGTTGCGTCAAGTTTGGCTTTCAACTCAGCATGTTCTTGTGAGAAACGGTCGCCGTCAGACTGAACCTTTGCACGCTTGAGTCCCCATTCGACGAATCGATCAGGGTTTCGTTCGTACTCTTCGTCCAGAATGTGACGCGGTGTCCCGTCTCTCAAGAGAGCGGCCATCGCCCTCTCGTGGTCATCGCCAGTTTCAGCAACAGGTGTCTCATCGACCGTTTCTGTTTCTGCTTCTTCTTCTGGTTCCGACGTTGCAAACTTTTCAATGGAGTCTTCTGGTTCTGCTGGTTCAGAAGGTTCTTCCTCTTGTTGTTCAATTACACCTAGCAAAGTGTCCAACACACTGTCATCGCCCTTGGCCCCGGCAGTACCGAGTCCTTCCGGCAATGGCATGTCGTCCAGAATTGCATCTTCAATCTGAGAAGCCTCAGTTGTTTCTGTTGCCTCTGCCTCGTTGTACATTTCGTCGCTCATATTTTTTCTCCGGGGTTAACCATTTCTGGCTCCCTAACTTTTGTCCATATCATGGCGAGACGCGATGTCCCGCTCATGGGCTTGTGAACGAATAACTGGCTGCCCCAACTTGTTGCAGTCTGCCCCCTCAAGGTTTCGTGGCAATGCCCGCGAAACGTATGGGTACTGGTGAGTCTTGCGTGCAATCCCTGCGGTGTCTAAGACGAACGACGCTACTCGCGTGAGCGTCTTGCCGTCGCTTTGCACCGTGTCACCAATTTTAGGAACGTCAGACGAATTGTAGAACAACTCGTGTTCGACGCTACTCTCATCTGTGAATGCGTATATCGGCATTACAGTCCAAGGCTTTGAGCAGCCCTCTCCCTTGCTACGCTCGATTCACCACCAGCAACGTCAACCTGCTGTGCGGCCTGAGCCTCTTGTTGTGCCTGCATGTATTGTTGCATGCCTTCCTTGTTGATTAGTTCACCAAGTTCAGGCATGTTCATTGAATCTCCAACCATTTTCAGCAGTGCGTCCCAGTCCAAGAACGGCATCTGCATCATCATCGGCGCTGACTGCGTCACGATCTGCAACGTCTCCATCGCACGTTTCTGCACCAGCGACTCGTTGGTTCTTTCCATCGAATAGGCTTCGACTTCCATCTCCAAGTCCTCGAACCTCTCGCCTGTCATCGCCGTCTGCATGCCGCCACGCCAGAACGGTTCCGGCACGCCCATCTCTTCAGCGGCCTCGATGCCTATCGGGAACACCACGCGGTCGTCGTGGTACATAAACCACGCAGCCTTCTGCACGATGTCGTCTACCGCATCTACGAACTGTCGCCGGATGTACGCGAAACGAAGCGAGCCAGACGCTTCTGCGATCTGTACCTCGGTCGCTGTTGCATCACCAGTAACCACACCACGCTGTGCGTCCTGCACGCCACTGTTGCGGTCGAGGCGTTCACGGGCCATCTGAATGTAGCCAATCATCTGCTGGGTCACACCGCCCAATTCAACAGGCACGATGCTTTCGCGGTCAAGGTTCTCAACCGGCACGACAAAGTTATCCGGCGATGACGCTACGTCCTGTGCCAGTTTCTTGTTCTTGGCATCTACGAATACCATTCGCTTGTACTGGGCCGCCGCACGTTGTGCCGCGATGACGTGTTCGTTGAGATCGTCTGCTTGTCCAGACACAGCCACCAACGGTGAAAGTGGGAACGAATTATCGGGAACGCAATATGCGCCGAACATCGTGTAAGGTCCGCTTGGTGGCCCGTAGTACGGACGTGGATCTCTCAAGTATTCGACGTGTATTTCGTCGCCAGTACCTTGTGCCATCGACAAGGTGTAGATCGTTCCGTTGAACCCTTCCAATGGGCCGAGTTCGTCGTCGTACTGAACCTCTGGAACCCACACCTCGTAGCCAAGTATTTCTTTTCTGGTCGGCGCGTCCTTCTTGCCACCAAGAGAATCGCGGTAAGTATCCAAGTCAACGTCGTCAGTCATAGACTCAATAAACTCGGTGTTCCAAGAGTCGTCATCTTTGGCCTCTTCAAGCAAGTCTTCTCGGTCACGAATCCAAACGTGTCCGACAAACCTCGACTGCTCAAACGACAACGCCAACGGGTCGATAATGAATCGCTTTGGTGAGATTCGATAACAACGGGGCCACTGTGGCGAATCTGGGTCCGTGTCGTCATAGCCGGGCTGGGTTTCCTGAACGGTCATCATGACGCCGTAGTTCAACAACATGTCATAGCCTGCCAACATCAACGGGTGACGTATGTTGGTTCCCTTGGCCCATCGGTTCAGCCCATGTTGCAAAGCCGTTGCGGTCATTCGCTGTGATACAGGACGACGTGTCGTCACTTTGACTCGCGGGTTGTCATGAATCAGTCGAGGTATCGTCAGCGAAATGTATTCGTAGACGTGGTTCTCAGGTACATCTCCGCTGCCACCTGCCATGTCACGATACGAAGAACCAACAAACTGGCCTACCAAATTGCTATAGGTTTCAAGGTGTTCGTCGCGGAGGTTCTCTGCCGCTTGGATTTCTTCGTACAAGTTTTCAGGCGTTACGTCTAGCATTCATTTCTCTATTTGTCGTCAATCGCGTCTTGGTACGTGTCCATAAACATCTGGCCTTGTTCCGTGTCCAGCCAACCCATTATCCCTTTGATTTTAGGATCTCCCCCACTAGCGTCTATGCCAAGTGTGTTCGCAATGTTAATTGCAGTGAGTGGATTTTCTTCTACCAACGTCCCCGCAATTCCATCTGTGAATGGGTAGGGCAATGGTTTCTCGTAGAAGTTCGGTTTACTGAAATCGAACTGCGGATCTATCTGATCAAGAAACGGAGGATAGCCACCGGGCTTGTTGTAAAACGGATTGGGAAGGGCGAACTTATTTGGCGGGGCTTGTGGCATAAGGTCTGACGGCCTGAAATAGCCGGGGCTTGGTTGTTCGTACCGTTGGCCGGGGAACTCTGGGTTTGTAAAATACCCCGGATCACTTGGATCAGGCTCATAACCAGCAGACTGCTGTTGCTGCATGTTGCCCATCATGGGTGGGCTTTGCGTTTGCTGCATGCTGCCCATCATGGGTGGAAACGAATTTTGTTGGTTGCCAAACATGCCCATCATTGGGTTGGCGGCCTGTTGCATCTTTGCCATGTCAATATCCTGATCGTGGTGACTTGCGAGTGAGTTTATTGCTACTGCTTCTGTGCTTCGTTCCGTGTCGCGTGTTCGTCTTCGCGGCCCTGAACTTATCGAGGAAATCCTTGGCCTCTGACTTACGCTTGAAGGTCTTGGATACACCGCCACTTTGAGCGGTGTACCCAGCCTTTGATTTGTTTATCCGCATGCTGCTCACTTCTTGCGACGAATAGTCTTCTTCTTCTTCTTCTTGCCCATCATGCTCATGCCCTTGCTCATAGGCTTTGATCGTTTGCCGGTTGCTTTGCTTCTGCCACGCATGTCATTTTCCTTTCGTTGACGTATTCCATGAAGTCACGGGACACGTTCTCGTAGTAACCAGTCGGCCTAAGTTTCTCTGAATACGCATTCAGATTAGAAAGCCGCTGTAAAAACACCATCCCATACACGTCCTCGGTTATCGATCCCCACTCGTGAGGGTCGAGGCTCGGGTCGTCAGGGTCGGAATCGTCTGGGTCAAACGACATGAGATACAGGTCGTCACCCGTGATGCTTGTGTTTTTCTCTCTTACCCAATCGTTGCTTGACCATGCCTCGTGATCATAAACAACTATCAGAAGTTCGCAACTGTCATCCCACGCCGCGACCTGCCGTTCGACTTCTGCCGCCTCGCCCAGCACCACCTTGACCTTGCTCTTGGTCCACGACTTGAGAGCAAACGGACACGGCTTATTGCCGCTGTAAAACTCGCTCGGCACGTCAAGGTAGTTGACCACCCACTGCTGTAAGTCCTGCTTGATTGTGTTCAGATCAAGCGTCATTTACTGGACTCTCTTCTTGCGAGGATTTCGTAGTACAGTTCTGCTCGCCATTGCTTGTAGTACCCGTCTTCGTCGATGGCCTTGCTGGCGATATTGAGTTCGTCCAACCTAAACAACAGCAAGAACACATATTCATCGTGCAGGTCGAGGTCTGAATCTTCCTCAGATGCTGACGCAAGAAATGTGTTCTCATCCCAAGGGTGCAGCCCCATGCAGTACACGTTCTTCCTTGACCACCGTTTGTTAAGCCTTCGCACGTCTTCGAGAAACGTGTCCATCGGCCAATCATCTGGCTCAACCTTGACAAGAATCTTGACAGCAGACTTGCTCTCAATGAATGACGGAATCTCTTGCAGCACGTCTCGCTGGTTGTCAACCAACACGACATCGGCGGCGTTTGCTTCCCATGCTCCTGCTGCGTACGGACACACTGAAAAGTCCTGCATGTCCTTTCGTGGTGGCTCAAGCACTCGCTTGCTCCATGCCCGCACTTCATCGATGATTCCATCCAACATGTGTTTGACTCGCTCATTTGTCCAGTGAACTCACATACGTTTCCATCAATTCAACGCCCGTCAGTGGGCTATCGGCGATCATTACACTCCACGTTTTCTGCTTGGATTCAATCGCGGCGAGCCACCCTTCCCCATCCTGCGTCTCGATCAGATCAACCATTTCTGAGGCCAGACCCTGTATGCGTATTTGGAAATCTTTGCTATTCATCTAGCACCTCTGAGTGTCCGAGTATGTCTCCAAGCGAGTTACGCTTGAACGTCGAAACTGTGCCGTCGAAGTGCGGTGCCTCTTCCCTCATAAACACCGCACCTGCGTAGGCAATTACACGGTCGCCGTGCGACTCACGAGCGCCGGTGGACTCGTCTTGTAGTTGACCGGGACCGATACTGCCGTCCGCGAAAAACACATAGTCGAGCATCTCGCCCAGTCCTTCGCGACTGTGTATCTCGATGTCTCCAGAATTGATCTCTCTGGAGAGGCCAGACAGCAGGATACGTTTGGATCTTCTGTCCGAACGCCACCCGAAGTCCCTCGTGCGTTTCCCGACACGCTTGCCCAACTGACGCCTGTAGTAGATGTAGGAGTAGTTCTGCCGCTGCACATCTTGATAGAACGCCTCGCCCGGCCCGTTCACTTCCCATCCAAAGAACGCCTCTCCGTTCTGACCACGCCACACGGTGCGACCGGCAAGACAGATTTCTTCAGCAAGGTCAAACGGTGATGTGAAGGGGTCAACGTATTCAGCAACAAATTCTCCAGTCTCGCGGTCCATGACGGCCACGGCAGAGTTAGATGATCCACGACCTTGTGCAAGGTCAGCAAACATGCAGTAGTTCGTCTCGCGGTCAGGTCTTCCACTAACCATGTCGCAGTACACAAACCAGCGACCGTTCTCGCACTCCACCATCATGCCGTTTTCAATTTCACACCGAGCAGGGTTCGTGCCGTAATCTTGAACATGCCTAGTGACGATAGATGAGTTGAAGAACAAATCGCCGGAAGTGGTATGGTCAATAAGGATATTCTGTCCGACATCAGACGGGTCTTGACGACGCTCGACCTGATTGCGGAACCAAGGACTACACCAATACCCACGACCGGCGATGTTTGTGATTGTGCCGTCCTCGTCGATCTTCCATTCTCGTTTGTATCCCTTGGTTGGGTGATCCCAGTACCCGAGAGTGACGATCTTTGGCTTGCCGTGTACTAAACCTGAGTTGCGTTGCTTGGTGAACTCCGTACCGGGACCGATCGGCGTGGAGTTCCCGATGCGGCATGCCGAGGTGTCCGCCGCTGATCGCCATGCGTCAGTCGCGTGATCCATCGCCGCCATCTCGTCGAACAGCACAAAGGTACGACGCCCACCACGACCGACATGTCCCGTGGTTGCCTGACCTGAGATTGTCGCGTTCGTCTTTGGGTTGATCAACTGCATGTGCGATCGACATGATCCACCACGCTCGAAGTGTGTCCGCTCCGCTGGCAGCATCCACTCAGGGATAGACTCCAGCATGTAGTCCACCTTCCAGAACAGGCTGTCGGGGTCACCACGGCGATCAACCAAGTCCTCGATACGCGATGCCATCAGGATCTGGGCGTCGCTCCTGAACAACCAGTACCAGACCGCAAGTGCAACACAAAGCCACGACGCACCCATGTCTCGACTCTTGTCGATGATCACGTCCTCGCCGTGGTCGATCGCGTGGCACAGATCCTTGAGCGCCGCGTCCTGCACTGGCCACGTCCTGAACGGAACGTGCTGTGCAATCGCTGGAACTTCGTTGCCATCCTCGTCAACCACCTTCAGGTTGTACGTCCAACCAAAGTAGTTCAGCCAGTAGTGGATGCTAGAGCGACAGGCAGCCATGACCTCATCACGGTCGGCCCCCGGCTCGCTGCCTAGAGCAACGAGTTCTTCGCGTACTGAGAGGTTCAAAGCCTCGTCAGTCGCTATCGGCCAACCACTCACCTCGTCGATCCAAAAGATCTCGTAGGTCAATGGATGAGCCTTCTCGCTCGCACCGTTCTCGTAACGCATTAAGTCTCTCTTGCAATCGGCTTGTGCTTCCACTCATCGATTGGCTTGTGATCGGACCACCACCGGGTCCACTGATCTCGTGACGCCTAGTTCCAAACATCTCAGGGAAGTAGCCCTTGCTCAAGTGAATGAGCATCGGGACGTTGTCCTGCTCCAGTGCCATGTGCCGACACTTGGCGATGATACGTTCGCCGCACGCCGCCTTGGCCTGATCAAAGCAATCGCGATAGTCGTCTGATTCCTTGAGCCAGTTGTAGTGCCGCGTTCGATCGACGTTGGCACGCCGCGCCGCCTCACTGATAACCCCGCAGATTTCAAATGCTCTCAGGAAGTTGATCTGGTTCTCGGTCAGGGTCGAGTATTCGCGTGGCTGATCGTTTGATTCTTTCATCTGCACTTCCACCTTTTTCTTGCTGCCTTACCGCGTGTCCCGGTCCACCCCTGTGACCTTGCACAGAAAGATTTACGACGCCCGGCGGCCTTACTGCCACGCTTTACTTTTCCAGTCACTGCGGTCTTGAGTTTGCTGCCGGGGTTCTTGCGTCGATATTTCGCGACACCCTTCTTCGTCATGCCAGCGCCTGCCTTGACAGATCGCTTGTCGCCACTCTTGACCGACATGCCCTTCATCGAGCCTCGCTTTGTGACCTTCTTTGCCATCAGCGTTTCTTCTTTGCAGTCCTCGCACTACGCTTGAAGGAGCCAGCCTTGGGCGCTCCCTTGGCCCCCTTCTTTCGCATCGTTTCTCCACTGCCCGCCTTGATACGTTTTCGCTTCGCGTTGATGTTTGCGTACAGGCCGGGACGCTTTACTTTCTTCTTTGCCATATCAAACTACACGCAGGATGTACAGGGTCACGGTCGCGTCGCCCGCGTTGCCCATCACGTCACCGACAATGGTAAGTTTGCCGTGGCACGCTGCACCGTTGTGCAGGTCGTCCTGTTCCAGCGACTGAATTAAAGTCGTGTGGCGGTCTTTTCCAACCAGACCCAATACATCAGGGATTTCCCCATCTGTGCCGGTGAGGTAATCATCGGTGACGTACAGATCCCAGTTGGCCGTGGGTGCGGTGCTTCCGGTCGTGGGGTCCACCTTGATCTTGACGATAAATCCCTTGTACTCGTTGGCCGTCTGAATTGTGGCGTCGCCACTGGCGTTAGCAAGCAGCGTTGCCTGCACGATCATCATGTCGTGGTTGTGTAGTTCTGCGGTGATTGCTGTCGTCATCTCTGTTCTCTCTATTTCTTGCGGCCCGCACGTTTTCGTCGTCGCAGGCTGGACAGTCTGGTTGTAACGGTCTTGAACCCGATGCCGGGAACTCCCGTGTATGTGATATCTAGTTTCGGTCGGTCTGATTCTGAACCAGCATTCGCGCTCCAGAAGTTAACATTTCTGTTCGTTCCACCCGAAACCATGCTGATGCGAATGCGAAGTTTCATTCCTTCGTTGGTGATCGCGTCACGCATGAAGTGCAACAGGTTCCCTGAACTAGCGTCACTGGATGTGACTACTAGGTCGCTGTCCCCGGTGTACGTCTGCGTGTATGTGCCGGGAGCCACTTGCACGTCGCCCCCTGCTGCTGTCCACGCTTCCGATGATCCATCGCGGTACACCCAAGTCGTTGCCTCTGAAAAAGACCCATTGACGACTTGTATGTACAAGTCCTTGGTGTGAGTCGATCTGAAGTTAGTGTCTTCCTTGTGATTCATTGTGAGCGTAACGCTTCTGATTCCAGTAGCCGAAATGCTCTTTGGCAACACCTGTGACAAGTCCCACTCCATGAGAGTGCGATACTCTTTGCTGTTGGAGGCAAATCCAACTCGCAAGCCCTCGCTTGTGGACCTGTCGGTTGTTGAGCCGTCCTGTACAAATGCGTCGATCTGCTTCGCTTCTGTAGGTTGTAGGGTAACGGTCGGCATCAGTTGTTCTTCCCCCACGGTGCGATTGATCCGAGCCACGCCCAGAAGCCCCACGCTTGAAGCAGTGAGCCAGCGGCCAGTGAGCATGCTACGAGTAGTGCGTATGTCATCTGATCTTCTTCCTTGGGTTGAAGTCCTTGCGATCGATCCCACGAAGGACACGACCGACTGATCCTGCTGTCAACTCTGCGAAGTTCGCGGTGTCTTCGATGTACTCCGCACGTTGCGTGAGATTCTTGTTGATCTTCCATTTCTGCCACAACGCTCCGAGGTAATAGGCAAGCGTTGCGACTCCTGCAATCCCGAGGATCACCGCAAGAGGTATAGACAAGTGTGTCAGTACATCCAGCAGGAAAACGGGAGCCACGCATATCGCGATGCCAATGACGAGCAAGCCGATGGCTGACGCTCGCGAGCCTATGAACCACGCAACGATGGCCGCGAGAATGGCAACCAATCCTCCGATGCTCAGCGGCCACAATGCCCCTGCACTTGTCGCGAGGTTGGCTAAATGTTCAGGGTCTCCAGCGAGGGGAGCAGCGAGGGATGAAACGGAGGCGTGTTTCAAACTGCTCGCGCTCACGCACCCCGCCAGAGTCGTGAGGCACAAGCCCGAGAAGGCCGTGCCGTGGATTCGTGAAACGTCAATCATCTACTAAATCCCGTGTCATGCAACAAGAGAGAGTCGAGAGTCCCTTCGACTCGTCGCACTCTCTCGTCGATCACCTCCTGCTGGACGATGACCGTTTCCATTTTCACACCCAGTTCGCGTTGCTCGCTGAGTGTTGTCATCACGACTGCAATCGCTATTGGAGCGATGATCCCCATGAGGACGAGCCAGTCTTGAAAAGACAACCGAACTATGTTCGATCCATTATCGCGTGTCATTCATCAACTCCATCGCGACGATTCCCAGAGTGCTTATACGAGATACAGAACTTCCGTCAAGCATCGTCACCGTCTTTTCTCCAGATTTTCTGATTTGTTATTTCAGGAAGGCCAAGCGTGATGCCGCGTTCACCGTTAGCAATCTGCAACACTTCTTGATGAACCAACATCATCACATGTCTTCTCGCGGATGATTCGGGGATGTCGGTCTCACGGCTGATATCCATAACCGAGGGCCAGTAGCCGTTCTCCATCACGAACAGTTTGACTGTCTGGATGATGAGCGTGCGTCTTCGCTTGGACTCTTCGATCTGGTCACCCATCAGGCAGCCCTCGGTCCTCCCTGACGATCTCCAGTTCCTGTAGTGAGTCGTTGACCCCGAAGAACGTCCTATGCACTCTCCATCGATTCTTGAGCTTCCTCCAGCACCACAGTTCCAATTCGCGTTGTGGTGCGGATGTCCACGTCACCGCCGCTGTCGATTCCATGATCTTCTTGACGTGGGATGAGCGTCCACTCATGGTCGTGGCTTGGACACCGATCGTGACCTCGTCGTTGATCGCCAGCACGTCGATGACCCCGAACAGATCCTGTCGGATTCGAGCGTGAGGGTTCCAGCGTTCGACCACCTGAGAGAGATAGCCGTCACGCCGCAACCGCTCCAGCGTCCGTGCTGTGGGCGATGATGGCATGGCGAGACTATATCAGAGCAATAAAACCCTGTTTATAATGCGTTTCGTAGGCTTTATTAGGTTTTAGCAGGCACTAGGCTACATTAGTATGCATATGCGTGTATACTTCTGGTGTCGGAGGGACTTCCTCTCCGAGCCAAAGGAGCAACGACATGAAACGCACAGATCCACACTGCCCGTCAAACCTCATACCCGCCGACTACGAGTACATCGGCTACCTGTACACAGGCCCGACCGACCATGTCGGTGATGACATCAGAGGTATCAATAAACACATGGCGAAGACCAGTGGTTTGGTATTCGGAGGCGAACACCGCTGCGGCTCATGCGGCCAAGAGACATGCTTCAACTGGGGTGTTTTCTACCACGCCAAGACGAACGAATACGTTTGGCTTGGTCACATATGCGGTGACAGGGTTAACAGTGCGGCGGGCGACACCATCCTCAGAAACACCAAGAAACAGAACGACGCAATCAAGCGAGTTAGCCGCATTCGCAACGCCGAGCAGGTTCTCGCTGACAACGGCCTCGAAGCCTGTTGGAACCACTACGATCCTGCGAACGAGGACGACGACACCTGCCAGATCATCGCGGACATCGTTGGCAAACTCGTACGCTACGGCAAGATCAGTGACGCACAGGTCACTTTTCTGGGAACGCTGCTCAAGCAGTGGGACGAACGCCTGATTCGCGAACAACGCATCGCCAACGAAAAGGCCGCCGCTGATCCGATCCCGAACTTCAAGGGCCGCACCACGATTGTCGGTAAGGTCGTCAGCAAGAAGTTTGACGAGGACTGGTGCAAATGGAACATGGTCGTCAAGTCGAACGAAGGCGGCTGGTGCGTCTGGGGAACGGCTCCAACTAACGTCATCGAGACGCTGGCAGTCGGCGACGAGATCCAATTCGACGCAGCCATCACCGTGTCCGACAAGGACGAGAAGTTCGGCTTCTTCAAGCGACCAACTAAGGCTGGTGTTTTCCAGCAGCCCATGCCCGCACACGGCATCACGAACAACTGAACCAACCAAAGGAGCAACGACATGAACCAGACCAGCAAGAACGCAACCATTCAAAGCGACCTCAACCTTCAGAAAAGCATTCTCGAACAACGAGTGGAGGAACTGCGACTCATGGTCCACCGTGCCGCAGTCAATTTCGCCGACGACGTTGATGCGATTGCGAAGCGATTTAGGCATGACGCACGACCGCACCCCACCAATTTGTACCAAGGGGCTGCCGAGATCGACTCGCTCACTCGTGCATTGAACACGAAAGAATCCGAACTCTACTACATCATCAATATCCTTGCCCGCGACGCGGTTCGGCGACCTGTTCTTCAACGAGACTGATCCAAACCCCCAAAGGAGCCACGACATGAACCAGACCAGCAAGAACGCAACCATTCAAAGCGACCTTTATTTTCAAATCAGCAAACTTGTACAACTGAGAGCAGACGCCCGAATTATTATTAACAGTCTTAAATCCCAGATGGCTAAAAGCCTCGTGCGGATGCAAAGTGTTGTCGAACATGACCAGTCGTTTGCAACCTTCATTGCAGAACAATCTGGCGCGATCACATTGCACGCGAATGATATCGATTCACAGTTAAGGCTCATTCAGACGCTCGATAGTGAGATACGGGCCATCGAACTGATCATTGCCCGCGACGCGGCACGAGCTTGATTCAAACCCCCAAAGGAGCAATGACATGACCGATCAAAGTTACCAACCAACATGCCACCACGTTACAGATGCTTCTGGTCACGTTCAGGCTGTGTGGACATCATTCAATGCAACGTACGGTAAGTTCTTGGCAACCATTCCCGGTCACGAAATTCGGGAATACGCTCGCACCCCCGAAGACGCCGTTGACCAGTTCATTTTCAAATACAACTTCTTTTACAATCTCTTCCCAGAAAGAGAAACAACGCGGGATCTTCCATAAAACACAGAGCCACTCAGAGCGTGCCAGTTATCACCAACCAAAGGAGCAACGACATGAACGATACAAAAACCTACCACGGAACAATCGCACACCACGAGGACGGTCCAATTGTTTTCTACGACGTGGAGTTCGAGGCCGTGATCTGGTCAGATGAAATTGACTATCCAAATAACCAAGTAAGGCTCGTGAAGAACTGCGATGTCTTCATCACTTCGCTCGGCATGTCGATACACGACTCGGAAACAAATGACGACTATGTTAACTACGCAACTCTCAAAGTCACTAACAACCAGATCGACGAGGCGAAGATCATTTCCCTCGAATCACTTATGATCGAATGTGCAACGGAGGCAATGAACATATGATCGCTATCCAACCAGAGCCATCGTGGCAAGAAGACATGGAGACCACGAGAAAAATTGTGCAAGCGTTTGAGAGCATTCTCAGGTCATACGGAATCGAGATGAGTGAGCGTAAGCGTCACAAGTGTGGGATCATCGACGCGAAATGGCTGAGTCAGGTCGCTGACAAATTGAAACTTGCCTCGCGTGAGGAAGTTGATTTCATCAGGCAAGTTCACAAGGAGTGGCTCCGATGGAAGCACCGTCTAATCACGACCGAGAAACTGTGGAGCGAGCATCGGTCCCTGATCATCGACTTGGAGGGACACGATGATTCCTGAAGTAATGGATGCTTGGCAACGGTGGCACCGCGACGCAAGAGACGCAGACCGGATCAGACTCATGAACAAGATCGAAGCGTACTTGACGAAAACGAACAACGAATTTGCAAACTTTGAGGAGATCGCACTACTTGCTTTCTGCTGGAAATTTGATCTAAACTAGTTAGAACATTGGAGGCAACAATGATCAGATACATCGTCACCGTAAACGCGAACAACAACATTCTCGAAGATTACTCTGGGAGGCTCGACGAGATGCCTATGGCCCCAAGTGAACTGGCCGCTCAACACTACGTCGGAACAGTTGATGAACTACTGGACGAGGCCGAGAACATGATCCACTTTGCTGGCAAGCCGCAGTCGGACATCATGGTTAAACGAGGCGAGGCCATCTCCAAGTGGCTCAACGGTCCCGCTGGTTGACTAATTACTTTTATCCTTTGGTTCCCCCTCGGGCATCCGTTGCTCGGGGGGGTTTTTTATTTGGCGGGTTTGCGATCCCCGACCAGTGAACCATCCAGTTGCCCTCGCCCTCGGTCATCGGCGGGAACGTCGCCTTGACCTTCCCCTCGTGAATCCACCTGATCACGGCGTTTCGGCTCACCATCAAAATCTTTGCAGCCTCCCCCACCGTGAACCAATCCTTATCGACATACCACTTTGCGTTCTGATTCGTTCCTGTCCCCGAGAGTAAATTGTATTTGTGTTTGCGGTTCGCCATCCGTGGCTCCTTCTCAAATGTCATTCTTGGCTTCTTGGGTTTTCAACCCCGTGAGCCGTAATACGAGTATTTGTAAACCGCCCTTATGCACTCAAAAAGCCAACAAGCCAAGAACTCGATTTTCTGGGTTGAGCTTGTGCATAGAACCACTGGTGTGAAAAACAAGCACGCACCTTTTCATACTT